GTAATGCTTTGGCTGTTTTATTCGCTTCTCTTCTTCTGTCTCCCAATTCTTTTATTGTGATTGCAGATTCAACTTGTGCATTTGTAAGAGTCTGTATTGCATTTATTATCTTGGTCGCTTCTCCTCCGAAGAGTTCTCTTATAAAACGTAACCCATTTAAAATATCGATTAGAGGTTGCAATACAGCGATTTTAACAGCTTGAAAAATCTGTTGTGCAGTTGTTGCGATATTTACCCAGATTTGCTCGAGAAATCTACTGACCTTTTCCCAATGGGTATATAGCAGGATCCCCGCTGTTACTAATAGCCCTATAGCCGCAATGACCCACATAACCGGACCACCTGCCGCTGCTAAAAAGTTTAGCATAGTAACCAAACCTCCCAATGCTATCATGAGCGGTCCTACGACTGCCGTTAATCCTGCCACTATAACAATGAGTTTTTTTGTACGTTCATTCATACCGCGAAGTCTTTCTATAAGTTTCAATGCCTTTGTTGCAAATTCTTTAATCGCCGGTAAGATAGTCTGCATTATTTCCATACCGAGGAGTTTTAGATTATCGAGAATCGTAGAGAACAGACCACTTAGAGTTTTGCTTTGCTTCTCAAGCATCCCGGCGAACATTCCTGTCCCGGTCGTTAGATTAGTTAATGCTTTGTTTACATCTTCAAACCCGATTTTTCCTTTACTGATCATTTCAAACATATCCTGAGTCGTTACGCCATACATACGGGAGAGCTCGTCGAGGATCGGGACTCCGGCCTCGAGGAACATATTCAGCTCCTCGAGAGTAGCCTTGCCCTTTGCCCGAAGTTTACCGAATGCAAGAGTCAAACGATCAAGGCGAGCCTGATCGCCTTGGGCCGCATTACCGAGCATGTTCAGAGTATTTACAACTTTTTCTCCTTCGATTCCGAATCCAAGAAGTCGGGCTGCTGCATCCTGCAATCCGGGGAGTTTGAATGGGGTCTTTGCACTGAAATCTATAATATCTTTCAGGAGATTTCCAGCTTTCTCAGCACTTCCGAGCATTGTCTCAAAAGCAACCTGTTGTTTCTCAAAATCCGCAGCTGCTTTTAGAGCTACACCACCGAGTATCGCAAGGGGAGCTGTAATAAATAGGCTCATCTTTCTCCCTATACTCGAGAGTTGTGAGCCTACTTTTTGAAATGATTGTTGGACCTTCTTCAATCCGGGACCGGTCAGATCCTCGGCAGTGATGAAGATCTTTGCTTTTGCTCCCATTCCTTCTCTCGTTGACGTTTTATATTTTTAAACTCCTGTCGGATTACCTGTAAAATGTTCATTATGCCAGCATCCTGATCGTAATATCCTCCGCTCTCCGGATAGTGCCGAAAGTCTCCGTTTGCATCTCGAAGTACATCGAACATCTCAATATATGACCCCCATTTCATCATTGCCCGATATGCCTCAGGGGTTGCTGGAGGATGACCTCGAAAAGATCGTCTGGTTGAACTGACTATTTCTTCGAGTTCTTCGGCGGCAAAGGGCGGTTGAGCTCGTCCAGTTCGTCACTGAGATATTCGATGAGTTCCGGACAGGACTCGTCTATTTCTTCAAGAAATTTCTCGTCCCAAGTCTCGAACGGGAAATCTGTCCGATCTTTGTTTACTCCAACGAGTAACATCTGGACTCGGCTTTCATGGACCCATTTAGGATCCGTGAATTGACCCTTTCGGGTCGTCTTATCGAAGTCTGCATACCTTGATAGGATCCCGGTATTATCATCCCGCTCTTGTGTCTTGAGTTTTTTCAGCTCAATAAGAACCTTCCCGCCGAACTGCTCTACCACTTTCGGATCAACAAATTCAGAGATGTCGACCTCTTTCGTTCTTCTAGTAGAGCGAAAATTCCCTGCTTTAATTTTCATGTTTTACCTCTTGTTTTTTAGAACTATGCGCTCCATTTTGCCGCCAAACCATCCCGATGCGTAATCTTCATGAGATTCGTTGCATTGTATATGCCCTCAACTACTAATGAGAACGGGATCCGATCTCGGGTACTGAGCACCGGAAGATCACCGATGATCTTCGCCGTCGGAATATGGATTGTCGTTGTGTAGTAATGATCACCCTCGATCGCTGTTTCGTGTGTGATAACGAAATCGATATGCTGATCACTATTGTCCCGGATAGCATCCCGGAGAGCATCACTTCCAGCTTCCCACTCGATCTCAATATTCGCCGTCACCATGAAGGTCTGAGGCCTCGGTTCCGCTCGATAACGGGTCCCCGTCCATCGTTTCGATCCTTCCTCATCGAGAAAGTTGTTGATCGTCAGGCTTCCTGAGATCCCGTAAGCCACTGCACCTCCCCCGACTTCGAGACTCACGTAATCGCCGATATACGGAAGCTTTGTACTGAGAGCGATTCCTTGCAGATTATCCTGATCATCTTTCTCTTTCTGCGCGAGTGTCTCAAGGGTTACATACAGATAGTCCCCCTTTGTGAACTCGAAGGTTGCCGTGTTGATTACGACGCCTGGATAAGAATACTGGGATCCGGTTTTGTCGATCCCGACATGAAGGCTCGGAAGATCTCCGCCGGCAGCTACGGGTGTGAAATGGTGATCGTAGGCTAACCCGCCCGATCCATCTGTTGTGACATTTGGAGCTGTTCCCCAACCCGTATTTCCGTTCGTCGCTTCCAGCACAGTTCCATTGGCAACATTCGTGATCGTTACCTTCGCCGCCGCCGAACCAGCCGTGAAATTAGCATTCGCATGGATTGCAGTTTCCATTGCCGCCGCTACATCCGCCGCTGCATCACCTGCTGTGATTCCAACGGCGATCCCGGTCTTACCCGATAGATCCGGATCAATCGACCCTCTGTCGTCTACATCAAACCAAGCATAAAATGGTAACGCTGGCGCATTGAACGTGATATACTCACCGCTCAAACTTCCGTCAGTATCGGCCTCGCAGGTGATCTCCGTGACCTCTGCTGTCGCTCCCTCAACCTGGGTTGCGTTCCCTTCTATGCCGAGTATCGCGTAAAGTATTTTGGGGAGATTGTCGGGATTCGCGATGATCTTCATAGGTCCTCTGGTGATACGTTGCATGAGCCCGACTCCCCATAGGAATGGGGGATCTTAGGGGTTCCGTATTTTCCTTCATACCCTCTTCGACGAGTTCAAGTGCTACATCAAAAACCGTCTCATCTCCGTATGCCGTCTCTAGGGCGTACTCGGCGATTGCTGCACCTGATCCTGTATAGATTCCCATATCAATCCTCCTCTCGTTTTAGTTTTGGAAGGACCGGGGCCGGTCTCATAGAACCGCCTTTTTGAATCAAGCCCTTCTTAGGTTTTTTTGCAGGCTCGGAAACGTCCTTGAAAATCTTCCGGCCTAGCTCTTTCTCTCGTTTCTTGAGCCACTCATATTCGTCATCAGGTACAAGGATTTCTGTCTTGTCAATATCATCTTCTTTTGCGACAGCATGATTCGGAGTGACCCAGGATTCAAGCGGAATAACTTTGTGTCCCATTTTTATCACCTCAAAAATAGTTTGCTTATTACGGACTTCCCCTCAGGTATTGATATTTGACCTCGAAATCAAAATCGAAAATTAAATGATATTGTGTCGGACCTCTAAAAGGAGTTACCGTTCCCGGATTCGTATACATGGCATTACCGCCCCTTGTTTCATCTACCATCATCGCCTTTTCCACGTCCTCGGTGAACTTATTAAGCTCGGTTTCTAGGGCTGTCTTTGCATATACTATGCCCCGGATCCTGAGCGTCAATGTGCTGAGGATATTATGTCCCTGCACGTCTTTCGACTCTCTCACATCCGGAGCCCATAACGCCCATGCCGCTGGCAATTCGGAAGGTTTGAGATTTACCCAATCTTTCGGTTCCCTGGTAACGAGCCCGATATTGTTGTTGTATCCGCCTGGAACAGTAATATTTCCGAGCGTCGTTACCGTATTGACTAGAATTGCTTCCCTTTTTGCCATGCGTTAAATCGCTCCTCAAAGGCTTTATTAAAAACCCTCATCCATTCATCCGGATGTTCATCTCGTGCTGGCTTCAAAAAAGGTCTTGGTCCCCCGTGAGCCGATCCGTCTGTTTCCCAATAAGCTGGATAGTCAAAACCCTGATCGCTGTGAGCATTGGCCTTGACTATACCTATCGCGCCCTTTCCGGTGACTTTCGCTTCGGCTCGAAGACTTCCGAAAAGGCGACTACTCACAACCGCAAGTCGATCAGGTCGGGGACCTCTCAAATAATGTTCCTGCGATACTCCCCTGATAAAATCTGCTGCGCGATACAGAGGCTTTATAAGGAACCGGGGTAGTTCTTTACCGATCGCCTTGAGCATCTTCCTGACCTCTTTGTAGTCCAGCCGAACCTCTATTCCCATTTACCACTTCTTTCTGTAGTGTTCGAGCACGGTCAATACACTTTTGGGGATCCCGGTCGTCGCGAGTCGTATACTTCCGTCAGCCATGCTCATCGCCACCTTACCGAAAAGCTTGTTCTCGAAATTATCCCAGTAGAACGCGCAGAGCTCGAGTGCCGCTTCCTGCAAATCCCAGGGGACCGTAGCATAGCCGGCCGTATATTCAACCTTGAGATTCTTGATACCCTTGGTAAATACTCCGCCATCGTATACGATCTTATAGGCCAGTCCCTCAGGTAAATAGACTAGATCAGTAAGGGTGATCTCAGTACCGGCTCCGTATGCTCGGGCAAGATCATCATAGACATGAGTTATTGCCGTGATCGGATAGTTATTGACCAGCAATGAATTCATCCCGTCTCCGCTATAGTATTCTGTCAATGATCTTGATAAAAGGAGCCTGTGAGTATAGTTGTTACAGAACCAGCTCGCATTGTTGATATAGAAGTTCAATGTATATTTTATGTCTACCCCTTGTTGTGTAGTAACCCAGGCATTTGTCCAGCCCGTATCCCCGTCGATCGCATCATCAACATCGCCGGTAGCGGCATTCGTGACCGTCACTACTGCGACAACAGCCCCGGCCAAGAAATCACTTAATGCATTAATGGCCGCAGCCGTAGCAGTCGCAACTTGAGCGGCAGTCGCATCCGTAGCAATAGATACTTTTATTCCGGTTTTTCCAGTTATCGCAGGATCAACGCCTGCAAGGTTTACGTCATACCAAACGTAATAATCGGTAGCCACCGAATAGAGTAGCCAATATGTATTATTCAATGATCCGGCTCCATCGGCCTCGCAGGTTATCGTTGTTATCTCTTTTGTTGCCTCTCTCGATGATACGCCTAGAAAAGCCTTCGCATCGTCCAGGGTAACTAATGCGTTTACTGTGTCGATCGACGGATGGAATCCCATTTACTTCGTCTCCGTGTTCCGGACCATCTTGTCCTTGACACCCTTCGCCTGTTTGACTATGGGCCGTTGTGATATTCCCATTGGCTTCTTCTTCAGCCCCTCGACTGCGGCCGCGACGTCGACGAAGAACTTCTTCTGATCGGCCTCGGTATTGATCTTCTGTGCTTGCTCTATCAGGTTCATTTTTTATTCCCTCCGGATTCAGTAATGATCTGATTCTGTTCAGACATCTGCCGAAATTCGGCTTCAAATCTGTCCAGCGATTCCTTGCCCGATGGCGGGAGGATGATCAAACGATACTCTTCCTCGTAATAGGTCAGGATATAACCGTCATGTTCCCCGTGTCCACAACAGCAGGACGCAGTTTTTATGCCGGCTTTGTTCAGAGCCTTTACCATAGGAACGAGACATCGATCGATCATCCATTCCCGTCCATTAATTACAACTTTTACCTGGTCGCCGTGTCTGCACATTTTACTTGTTGATGTATGCGAACACCATGTTGTTCTGAAAGCCAGCATTGGTAGCATTGTCGATGGTCGTATACAACGGATCTCCCATGTGCGGTGCGAGTGCCAACAGCGTATTGTCAAAGTTGGTCACAACGCCCGCCGTAAGATGAGTATTGAAACAGTACCCATCACCGACGACCCCGAATATCCTCACCTTTGCTCCGGACAATACCGGAACAGCGATATTGGTTGTGAGAGTTATTGCATTGACAAGTATCGTTGCGACCAGGTTAAACTC